AATTTTATTTAGCATCATTCTTTATAATCCATCTTAAAGCTGTAGTTGTTGGATCAAATCCATCAAACTCTAGTTTAGTGCAACTTGTTAGAAGGACCGTCATCAATAAGATTATCATCAACTGTCTCATAAAATTCTCCCTCCGAATCGCAATCCCAACATTGATGTACTTCACTTCTATCTCTAAAATCTATTGCTGGGTCACCATCAATTTTTGCAACTCTAACATACCCATTTCCATGACATGTTTCACAAATATGTATTCTTATTCTAGTTTTTTTTAATTTGGCCATTTAATTTCTTCGCTTTCTCGTTTGCAATTGATTCTATGGTCTTACTAATTGACAAAGTTGCATCGGGCAATAATACCTTCGACAACTTAATCAAAGTCTTGTATGTTTCATGTGTAAGTGAAACGTTTCTGTATTTAGTTATATCAGTCATTGTGACTTCCTTTCATTTAATTATGAGCAATATATAGGATATAGAGGAGATTTGTCAAGTATGAAATTTTTATTAAGTATTATAATTTGTTCCAGTATGGCTGGTGAGTGTATGCCTCCGTTTGATTGGCCTGAAACATTTAAAACTAAATATGATTGTTTAGTTTTTGGATACGAAGAGTCACTTAAAAAAATGGAAGAGATCGGCAGAGAAGAAGTTAACAAACACGGCATATATCTTAAATTTTATTGCACACCAATTGACACGATTTGACAATGTGGCAGAAATGTGTTATGGCGAAAAATCTCACCACAATAACCTATCCAAGTTAACCCCTCTTTAGGATAGGTTTATCTACACATACAACCAAAAAAGTATCCACTGTTGTCATTCATAATATGTAAATTTAATGTATCTACATACCCTGATAGTTTTAATCTAAGTATATCACAAAGATCAAAACAACTAACTTCACTTGTCAACACTATTCCATCCAGGATCTGTTTTGATACTGGTAGAAGCTGATATATTCCGTCGTTTAGAATTATAATATCCATATATTATCAATCTTCTTCTGGTAACGCTTTTGAGTCAAAGTTCTTTGTTCCATGTGCTATGATCTTTTTTACACCGGTGCCATGCAAATCTATTTTTGCATATCTTTCCCATGCTCTTTTAATTAGATTTAATTCTAATATAAGATTAGACCATTGTTTTTGTGTTATGTTTTTACTCGTTATTGTTAACTTTTTTTCTTTCATTCCTAAAGTCTAGGATAATTTAGGATGTTTGTCAACGCCCCTGGCCACGGTATTTTTTATATGAACGTCGCTTACTTTTGTTCATTTTGCACAAGCTAGGGTTGCGTCCAATCGAAGTTTTATGAAATACAGGTTCGTGGGCTATCTTATTGTATAGACCTTTAGCCTTAGCCATTGTCTATCCAATCTTTTACAAACGGAGTTGCACCATCTGTAGGTGCGTTCATGATAGGTAAGTAAGTTATTTTACCATTGATGTGTTGTTGTAAGTCAGCACCACAGTTCATACATCTAAATAGTTCTGGAGTTAAACCAACTAACATAGTTAATTCATTACAGGTTGGACATCTACCATTAACTATTTCTGCTGTAATTTTCATTTTAATATCTTTATAATTCTTTTTCTATCCTGGTAGACCTCTGTCTCTGCTTCTACCTTTTTACATTTGAAGACTACTCGCTCTGGATTTACTTCTTGTTTTGCTACACGCTTTGAATAAAGGCAAGATTTTAAAGAATCTTTATAGACGTGTTCTATCATCTTTCCGTTTAGTTCTAAGATTAATGCAAATACCACCTCTATCATTGATGACCATTGCCGTTTCTAATTAATTTTTCTACGTCTTCTGTAAGTTTTTTTGTTCTTTCTTGTAAAAATTCTATGTTAACTGCATTGTTTCTCATACTCTTAACTTCTATCTCTAGTTCGTCTAATAATCCTGCAATATGTTCCACCAACATGAAGAGCTCCGCCTCTCCACTTGACTGACCAAGTTCTCCACGCGGATATTTAATTCTAAACTCTGTGTTGTGTTGTAAATCTTTTTCAAACAATTCTAATTTCGTGCTGTGTTGGTTGAGCTTCTCATTGATACCAAAATAAGCCCAGGTGCCGATTGCAACGAGCGCAATCAGGCTAGCAACCGTTTTCATTGGCATCTGCACTTTTGCTTCTTCTGATATTGTTAAAGGTTTTTTACTCATCTTTTGGTTTTGGTAAAGGCAGTATATAGTCTTTTGGTGGCATTTTCAATGTTGAGTTATTGTTATCCATGCTCTTAGAATCTGGATTAGCTTTAATATAATCATCTTTTAACTCATCCCAAAGACTACCTGTAGGCATAGTTTCTACTTCATCTACTTGTGGCACCACCCCTCTACATTTTGATACTAACAATGCAAAGTTTTCATTAAGTGCAAGGCTTGGATTTCTATTTACCTTGTTACACATTTTCATAAGTTCTAGTTGTTGTTTTATGGCCGCATTTTCTTTTGATGTTTTACAGTCTGTGCCTAAGTATTTTCTAAATGTTAATCTTAGTTCTTGAGAATTACTTTCGTTCCAACTACGATCATAATTATCATACTCATAATCACGATTAGATACAGACAAATCTACCTCACCACATCTAGTATTACCGTCGTTAAGATATTCGTTTCTAGGATATGCTGGCTCCATAAACAAAGCCATAAAAAATAGTAATGCTATAAGTATTGCTGTAAATTTGTAGTTCATCCTGGCAATCTCCATAGTTCATCCTAATAATTTATTTCTCTGTTTAAATCTCTGCTTGGTTTGCATTGATGGTATCTGTTAGATTAACAATGTATTTAACACCAGTAAATGTTCCGACTAGCACTGAAGCTACTACCGGTACCATGACTATATTTTTTTTTAATAAATCAGCTAGATTCATTTTTCTTTTCCTCTATCTCGTAGAAGAAATTGTCAGTGTCTTCGGTTCTCCACTGCTGCGTGTCCTCTACGTTCCAATAATTCGTTTGTACTTTCCAGTCAGGAGTTTGGTCCTTAACTGTGAAAGATGGTATGTCCCAAATTAATCTGTTGTTGGGCTGGGCAGCATAGTTACCGTCGTTTAACGCTAACACATGAGCGCACTTGTGTTCGTGCGGGATCTCTGAATGATCAGTGTCAAGTATATTAGGCTCTGGATGCGCAAAGTCAACAGTAAATAAATATCTACCGTAGTGCCATTTTTTATCTTTGCCTATGTATTTACCTGATTGTGCTTCTAAAATATCCCAACTAGTAACAGCAGGATAATAACTAAAAGAATTCCAAAGCTGTAGTTCATCAAGTCTTTTGATTGGTACGTCTTCGACTTTGAAACCACGTTGAATAAACGCGCTAATTGGCAGGCGATAAAAGATTGCGCCGTTTTCCATGATTGCATGAAATAAGAGGGCACGGCCTGTAATGCAGGTGACGCCGAAGATAATACAGTCTTCAACTTCGCCTTTATGTTTTTTAAGATCATATAAAAACTCCCTTCTAATTTGAGCGTATTCTACAGGAATATTTGCATTTAAGTAAGCCATAAAAAAATCTCATTTTATCTGACCCCAATTAGGACCAGCTTCATAATCTACCTTGTTAGGCACTTCTAAGTCAACAGCAGATTCCATAATTTCTTTTATCTTTTCTGCGTGCTGATTATCTTTAATAGATATATCAAGTTCATCATGCACTTGTATATGCGGTATGATACCTTCTTTGTGTAAATCAATCATAGCTTTTTTCGTCATATCTGCTGCTGATCCTTGTATAAGTTTGTTTAGTGCTTTGTAAGTATAAGCTCTTTTAATCCCTGGTCCGTGTTCCAACAGTGCTGCATCGTGAGGCAATGCTTTGTGTACACCAAACTGATTAGGTTCCCATAGATGAAAGCGACATAGTCTTCCTAACAATGTACGGATTCGACCAGAGTCTTGAGCTCTGTGCATGACGTTGTCCATTAACATTTTTACAAATGGAACTTTGTTGTGATACTGTCTAAAAAGATCTTCAGCTTTGTCTTTACTAATACCAAGTTCTGCTTGTAGTTTATTTTTACCCATACCATAGAACAGACCAAGATTTATTGTCTTGGCCTGCGATCTAGGTATCTCTGCCATATCAGCAACGATCGTATGAAAATCTGCATCGCCATCGCGATACGC